GAATCTGCTCGGTCATGCGCTCGGAACCCGACAGGTTGCCCCCAGCCTCCTCCGCCTTGCAGGCCGTCAGGTTGACCCGCATGCCGTAGCGCCAGGGCTGGATGAACACGGGCTCCGTGATGACCCCGTCGCCTGCCGCGTCGCCCACCAACTCGAGGTAGCCCGAGAAAGATTCCGACTCGCGCACCTTCTGCCAGTAGTCGTGGTTCTCGAAGGCCAGGGTCATGGACCCGGAGACCTCGCGAATACCCGGTGCGAGGTTGCGGATGCAGGGGCTTCCGCTCAGGCCGGGCACGGCCTGCAGGTTGTTGGCCAGGGTCAGTTCCAGAGCCTCGAGACGGTCCACGATGGTCCCGTCCACGTAGAACGCCGCCTGCCAGTTCATGAAGGGCTGGGCCAGGTCGAAGCTCGGGGTGGGATTGTCGATGTCCTCCCAGTCCCGAGCCATCAGGTCCAGGTCCACCGACACCGGGTTCCCCGCGTCACCCAGGGACAGCTTCAGGCTATTCATGCGGCATCCGCTGAACCGCTGCCCGCGATCGTTGTCCATGAGCTTGGTCACCGAGAACGACGGCAAGACGCCGGTCCCGGCGCGGAAGGTGTGCTGGTAGACCGCACTCGTAGGCGGCCGGACGTCTCCCAGAGCCACAGCCCCCGTGTTCGTGTAGGATGCGTCGCCTTCCATCACGATGGCCAACAGGCGAGTGCTCTCGGGGGCCCCGCCGATGGCCGTCCGGTAGATGATGGTGCCGTGATGCGAGTAGCCTGCCGGAGTGGACGAGGGGTTGACCCATGCGACGGTGACCTGGTTGTTTCCATCCCGGCAGGACGCGAACGCCGAGAGGGCCGTGGGGGTGGTCATGAAGAGACTGTTGTCGGAGGTCTGCTTCAGGACGCTGCAGACCATGTATTTGTAGTCGCCATCAGGCAGGGTGCCTCCGGCGATCGGCGTCACGGTAGGAGCCGCTGCGACCGACCCGGCCAGAGGGGCGGAGTCGACGTCCCCGGTCAGGTAGTAGAGCGGCAGACCCAGGTGCACGGCATCGCCGTTGAGTTGGAATCCGCCAGAGGCCTCGCGCAGGCCAGGCACGCCCATCTGACGCACCCTGGACGCGCAGATGGTCGCCGGCATGAAGACGCTGCGGCGACCTCGCACCGACTCAGAGTTGATGGGCAGCCACTGGCTGGGCTCCACTCCCGTCCCAAAGGTTTTCTCAGTCCCGATGCCCAGGGCTCCTCCCCAGGATTGTCCGTTGCTCATTTCAGTTCTCTCCCTTCAGTTGGCCCCTACCTGGGGGGCTGCTCGTAGCGGATCACCGAGACGGGGATGACCAGGCCAGCCACCCATACGCTCTGCTGGGTGGCGAAGCCCAGTCGAGGGGGCCCCGACACGCGCACCAGGTGATTGCCACCGTCGACCGTCAACCCGTTGTGCATCAGGGCCATCAATGCCGGCAGGACCCCGGTCGAGGTGGGGCCGCGGCCATCCCAGACCAGGGTTTGCAGGGCCCTCTCGGCCGAGTCACGCCCGCCCTGGTCCAGGGCGTGCACAGCCACGTCAAAGTCGAAGCGAAGCTCGATGCGAGCCGAGGTCCCCTCCACCGTGAAGGTGTCTCCGGCCGCGACGGTCACCAGGGGGTATTGCAGGTCGAAGGTCGTGTCTTCGTCCCCGGCCCGCACGGTCTGGATGGACTCCAGACGGCCGCCGGGGGCCTGTTGCCCCTGGAGATAGGCCACGAGGGCATCCTGGACGTTCAGCCACATCAGGTCAGGTTCTCCTTGATCCACTGCTGGACGGCCCGCTTGAAGAGGCTCATGGCCTCGGGCGGGATGACCAGGTAGGGGCGGGCCGGGATGCGGATGGTGCGCTCCTTGAAGGTCATGCGCACCGAGGCAGCCGCCGCGAACTTCCTGCGGATGGGCGTGCCGTCCAGCTTGCTGCCGACGCGCACCTTCCCGTCCTTCCCGCGCAGCAACAGGCGGTTGCCAACCCGCGCGAAGGTTCGGGGGGTCATGTCACTGCGCGGGCGCAGCTTGACCGTGCCGCCGAACTGGTGGATGGCGGCATACTTCACGTTGCTGCCGATGGTCAGGCTGCGGGGCTCCAGGCGATAGACGTTGCCCGGCTTCCCCTGACTGAGCGACTGCTGGAGGCGCCCGGTGTCCCGCAGGATCCTCCCGCCGCGCCCGGACTTCTTGCGGCGATAGAGGGTCTTAGGGTGCAGGTCCTGCCACTTCGGCCGACCCTGGGCCCGGAAGTTCTTGTCGAACTCCCGCATGGCCAGAGTCCCCAGGTTGATGAGGAGAGGCTTCAGGTCTTGGCTGGCATCCAGCAGGCCCTGCAGTTGCTTCTTGGCCGTGAACGAGTCCAGGTCGATGATGAGGCGGGGCATCAGCGGCCACCTCGCCGGGGGCCGTAGATCCAGGATGGATCCGCGAAGCTGTTCCTGCGGCCGTAGGTGGTCGAGAGGATGCCCACCGGAAGCGCCTCCCCGGCCAGGACGGCCTGCTGCACCAGCTTGTCGCCCTGGTATTCACCGGCGGCGAGCAGGTCCAACAGGGCCAGCGCCTGCTCGCGCCAGGCCCGAGCCAGCCCGGACTCCTCGTCGTTGACGGCTGCGGTCGCGGCCATGAGGGCCCGAGCCGCCGCCAGGTCTCCGGCCACCTGCTTGATAACTTCGGGCACCGGGTTGAAGGGCACCCGATAGCGGGCCGCCAGGCGCACGTCCACCTCGGCATCCGCCGCTGCGATGGCCGAAGCCAGGATGGCGTCGCCCTGTGAACCTGCGGGGAAGCTCGCGATGCGGGTCGTTCGGATTTCCTGGATGGTGTTGTAGGCCACGGAGGCACCTCCAGAGGAGAGGGCCCCAGGGCAGGTCTCCCCACCCCGGGGCCGAGGAACTAGGCTTCGGCCTGGACGCGCATCACCACGATCCGCTCGGGGTGATAGATGACCGGCAGACCGAAGATGCCGTTGATGAGGTCGACGTGGGGCGGGGCATCCTCCAGCCCACGGTAGTCAGCCATCGGGAACTTCCCGCCGGAGGCGTTGTCGATGCCACCGTTGTGCAGGCTGGGGGTCGATGCCCACTCGCCCAGCGGCTCGGTGGAAGGGCCGCGCCCGACCAGGATGACCACGCCGTCGTCGATGAACTTCTGCAGCGTGCCGGCCTCGGCGTCGAAGTAGCCGCGGTTGTAGGTGTTCATGCTGGCCACCTCGCCGATCAGCTCGGCCAGCAGGGAACCAACGTTGCTGGTCCCGACGCGGGTGACCGTGCTGGACTGCTTGACCAGGTCGCGGACCACCGAGTCCTGGGCCAGCAGCTTGGCGACGCTGCGGTTGTAATAGATGTCCACGGACTCAACGTCGGTGGCTTCGAAGCGGTCCAGGGCGTTCTGGATGTCGGCGATGGGGTCAGCGCCGGTCTCGCCCCAGTATTCGCCGTCGCCGTCGGACACGTCGATCTTGTTGGCGGCGGGAACCTCGTAGTCGATGGTGCGCAGGACGCCATCATCGTTGATGGCAAGCTCGCCGTGCAGGGCGCGCCAGCGGGTGTATTCGATGAGGGACTCGACCCGCAGGTCCAATTCCTGCATCTCGTGCATGATGAGCCGGCTGCCGGCGCGCTCACGGTCCTGGGGGCCGACCCAGCGAGTCTTGATGAGGTCCCGCTCGCCGATGCGCTTCTTCTCGCGCCAGTAGCCCGGGCGGACCGTCTTGGTCGAGAGCTTGCGCGGGGCGACCAGGCGGGGGTCGGCGTCCAGCGTGGTGGAATGAGTGATGCCGTGTGCCGGGGCCAGGATGTCCCAAGTGATGGACGAGGGCGACTCGTTGAAGTCCTGGGTGTTCAGCGGGAGCAGGCTGGCACCGATGAAGAGTTTCGGATCGGGCTCCCACTCGCGGACCACCCGGGTGATGGCCTCGGTGGAGGGCCACCCGATATCGCTGAGATGGACCAGTTCAGACATGGTTGAACTCCTTTCGATTTCCCGGGTGGCCCGGGAGGTCGCCCCCGGAGGCCCGTTCAGGCGCTCCGGAGGCAGTTGGACTAGACGTCGATGGTGGCGTAGAGCACGGTCACCTCGGCGGTGCCGGTGCCGTCCGCGAACGGAGCGTCCGCGTTGGTCAGGACCAGGGCCTTGTTCTCGACGTTGGCCAGGGCCAGGTCGGACAGGTCCGCCGGGATTCGGCGGCTGATGGTCTGTCCGGCGGCCCCGGTCAGGACCGAAGCCGCGATGGTGGCCATCACGTCAGCCCCGCCGGCATACTTGGCCGAGACCGCTCCGCCACCAGTGAATCCGGTCGCGGTGCGGGTCACGTTGGCAATCAGGCCCAGGAAGACCAGGGCCTTCCCTTCTCCAGGAGCAGCCACCAGTTCCACGGGCGCGACGGACATCCCGATGATATCGGCCGCGCTCAGTTGGACAGTGACCTGCGGCGAGATGAATCCGGCGCTCGTGATGGTGCCGGCCACGTCCAGGTTTCCGGTGATGGCGCCGTCGCCCACCACGTCCAGCGCCACGGCAGGAGCCGCGGTCCCGATGCCCAGTCGGTCGTTGACCTCGTCGTAGGCCGAGGCGCCGAACAGGATGGATCCCTTGACCGCTCCCGCGGTGCTCTGCAGGGTCAGGCCGTCGCCGTCCTCGGTGCCACCGGTCAGGGATTGCCCTCCGGCACGCCCGTCACAGGCCGCATACTGGGTGTGGTCGTCGTCGGCAAGTCCGGTCAGGGCTCCGTGGTCCTGGGCCGGGATGGCGGTCCAGGTGGCGACTCCATCGGCGTCCGAGGTCAGGACGTGGCCAGCAGAGGCCCCGGTCGTCAGGGTGATGGCCTCGACCTGGATGCCATCGGCCACCACGTCCTCGGCCAGGATGTCTCCAACCACCTCCAGCTCCACGGCCGGAGCCGCGGTCCCGATGCCGAGGCGGTCGTTGACCTCGTCGTAAGCCGACGCGCCGAACAGGATGCTGCCCTTCGCAGCCTGACTGGTGCTGGTGATGCGCCTGTTGTTTCCTTCGTAGATGTCGGGCATTTCGTCCCCCTCCTATTCGAACTGGAAGCTGCCGCCCAGGTCCGCCTTGGCAGCCGCGTCGATGCCGGTGAGCTTGGACTCGATGAACCGGCCAGAGACATACATGGCGACGGGCACGGCGCGCCCCTCACCCACGGGGTCGACGGCTTCCGCCAGGATGCCCTTGGCGACCTCGCGGCCGTCGATGGCGTTGTCGTTATAGGCCACGAACAGGCCGCTCTCGGTCACCTGGCCCAGGACGGTGCCGGCGACCATGGCGGTCTGCGTCGCAGCCACGGTGACGGGCTTGCGGGTGAACAGGGCCTCGTGACCGCGGGCGCGGATCTCGATGCCCTCATACTCGGTGGTCTGAATCTCTCCCATTTCTGTGCCTCCTCATGCAGCGAGGCCCGGCTTTGGACCGGGCCCCGCTGGGGTCGTGTGGGGATGGTTGTGGTCTAGGCCTTCGCGGTCTTGCGAACCTCGGCGGCCACCTCGCGCAGGTTGGCCACCTCGTGCTCGAGGTTGGGCTTGCCCTCGGGGTTGGTGGAGGGCCGGGACTTGCGACCCAGGTGGACATAGGCCGGGGAAGCCTGCTTCAGGGCGGCGTAGGCCTGGCGCTGGGTGGAGTTCAGCCCGGAGAGGAACTCGAGCTCGAGCTTGCTCATGGCGGGCACGGACCTGCCTTCAGACAGCCAGGTCTCGACCTGGGCGGTGTCCTCGCGCAGTTGGATGACCTGGGCCTGGCGCTGGTTCTCGGCCTCCAGGCGGGCAATCTTCTGCTCGTGCTCCTGCAGGATGGCGGCCGCCTCGGGGTTGCTCTCGGCCAGGGCGGCCAGGCTGGAACCCTTCGGTGCTTCGGCGTTCTCGACCGACTCTTCGGCAGGTTTCTCCGCCGGCTTCTCGGCGGGCTTCTCGACCGCTTCCTCGGTCGGGTTCTTGGTCTCCTCGTCCATTTCTGCACCTCCGTCTCCCGGCTCGGCCGGGGTCTTCTTGTTCTCCTCCCGGAGCAGCCGGGCAGTGCCGACCGCGGGGAACGGAGTGACCGTCAGTTCCTTCATCCGCTTGGGGTTCAGATACATCCCCCCGGACAGCTTGCGCCACAGGCCCGCCCGGACTTGCTCGACCGCGTAGGTGCCCAAGAACTCGGTCAGGGCCAACAGGCGGTCGCCTGCGACGCGCAGGGCGCGCACGTAGCCCTGGGTGTCCCGGGCGCTCTTGGAGTGGTCGAGCTGAATCGGGGGCGGGTCGGCGGGGTCGTAGTTGCGGGCGTATTCGTGCAGATCATCCACAGTGAAGGTGACCCGCTGCCCGGCCATGTCGGTGTAGGTGCCGGGCCGCAGGACCTCGGCCTCGCGCAGTTCGCGGGGCACGTCGGCGCTGGCCGGCGGGGCGTCGCTCTCCTGGAAGTTCACCAGGGCGCCGACGCCAGAGGGTTCCAGGAGATAGACCTCGCTCATTCCTTCTCGTCTCCCTTCGCAGGCCTGGGCCTGGGCGGGGGCGGCGCGGGGGCCGGCGGTGCCGGCGCAGGTGCAGGTGCCGGCGCCTCGGAGGCAACCGGCTCGTCGGCCACGGCTCGCAGGAAGTTGCGCAGGGCCCGGTGGGAGGCCACGCCTCCGTCCAGTTCTAGGATGCCGCGCAGGGCGGCGTCGTGCACGTGCTTGCTGACCATGGGGGTCCTCCTTCAAATGCAGAAGGCCCCGGGTGGTGGGGCCTTCGTGGGCTGTATGGGGCCGGGGGCTACCCACCCTCCAGGCCGGGCTCGTTGCCGAAGCCCTTCAGGGGCGGAGGCAGCTTGTCCAGCTTCTCCCGCTGCTTGTCCAGGTAATCCTTCCCGCCCAGGTCCTCGAGCTCGAGTCCCGAGACCGGCGACAACACCGAGCGGCACATGTAGTGCAAGGGCGGCGTGTTGTCCGGCAAGCGCGGGTCGTCGATGGCCAGCACCAGGCCGTCGCGCTCCATGCAGATGGGCGTGGTCCGGGCGTCCGTGATGGCCATGAACTCGACGGCGCCCACGAAGCCCTTCGTCTCCCGGAACGCAGCCATGCGCCCCTGGTTGAACGCCGTGGTCGCCTCGGTGCGGGCGATGTTCTCGGCCCAGGCCTTCCCGATCGCCTCAGGCAGCGCGATCTGCAGGGCGTCCATCACCTGCTTGACGGTGGCCCCTTCCTTCAGCCCGTTGTCCAGGATGGTCCGCACGGTGTCCACCTGGTCCTGCTCGAAGAACCGGCCCAGGTCGCGGCGGTGGCGGATGAAGTCGATGGCATCCTCGGGGATGACCGGCTCTCCGTCCACCCGGGCGGCCAGACGAACCCCACGGCGCTGCAGGCGCGAGCGCAGGAACTCCACGTCGGAGCGCCCCTGCACCATGCCTTCCACCAGCAGGTGGCCGACGTAGCGCTCCAAGAGCGGCAGGTAGTCCCCGGGCAGGGCCCGCAGCCGGCCCAGCTTCTCGATGACCTTCTCGCCGCCAGGCTCCAGGGCCGCCTTCACGACCGGCTCCAGGGCGTTCACCCGGGCCGCCAGCAGCTTGCGGACGGCCGCCAGGAACTCTCGCTCCCAGCGGTCCAGGATGCGCATCTGGCGCTGAAGCCGGGGATGCATGGCCTTCAGGGCCAGGTTGATTACCCCAGGTCCAGGTTGGCCATCAGCGCCTGGCGCATCTGCGTTCCCGACAAGTCGGGCAGGGGCGCAGCAACCGCAGGCAGGGCAGATGTCGGAGGCCAAGGCGTTCCCTCCTCGATGGGGTCAAGTCCGAACTTCTCGCGCACGGCGTTCCGATCGGGCGGGTGCTCGGCCGAGACGAACCCGACGTTGGCCAGGCCGGCGAAGACCTCGCTCCAAAGCTTCAGGTCCTCGGGCTCCAGGGGCGCCGTCTGGAAGTAGCCCCAGTTGTCCTGCGGGCCGAAGTTCAGCTCGATGAGCGGCCGGATGAGCTGCTCGAGCAGGGCCTCCGTCGCCTGCAGCAACAGGTGCTTCAGGCCCATCAGGAACATGTCGAAGTGACGCTGACCCAGGGCATAGCTGCCCACGTCGGTGTTGTCCAACAGCAGGATGGGCACCAGGATGCCCCGCAGCATGACCCGGTTGCAGTGATTCTGCAGCTTCTCGAAGTCGTCACCAACGGCCCGGCCCAACTGAGACAGCGTCACCTTCTCGCCGGGGGACAGCACCATGCCGGTGCCGTTGCCCATCGAGTCGATCAGTTCGGTCAGGTAGTCGGCCCGTAAGACCGTGGTCCCGTCCGGCAGTGTCACCGTGTCGCTGCCGTTCGCGGCCGACTCGATGAAGGTGAAGGGGGTGCCGTAGCGCTGCATCGTCAGGCCCCAGGCCGCAATCATCGGGTCCTTCAGGCACCACCACTTGTAGACGCTCTTCAGGCGGCTGGTGCCGTAGGGGTTGCCTGGACGGATGCCCAGGCGCCTGCTGCAGAAGTGGACAACCTTCTCGCCGGGCATGTCTGTCTGCCAGGCCGTGCCCCACCACTGGTAGACCTTGTCCACCTGCCCATGCCGGGGGCCGCCGTCGTCCACCACGTGCAGGCGGACGCTGCTCGGTTCCAGGGTCTCCAGGGCCTCCAGCCAGAACCAGCCGCCCTTCTCGCGCAGGACAATCTCGGTCACGGTGAAGCCGGCCCACAGGGCGGCCAGCATGTTGCCGACGGCCTCGGGCAGGCTGCCCTGCATCGTCTCGAAGTTCTCGCGGATGAAGTCCTGGATGTCCGGGCGGTCCTCGTTGACGTATTCGCCCAGGCGGCTGACCGCTGCCAGGGTCACGAACTCCAGGCCGGCCGCGATCGTCTCGTCGGTCTGGACCATCCGCTCGTAGGTCTCGAGGCCGATGTTGTCGGGCCTCTGCAGCCAGCCCATCAACTGGTGCACGTCGAGGATGTTGCGCCCGGACCGGACTCCCGGCTGAATGCGGGAGCGCTGCAATGGGCGCCCGTCCGCGCCGAGAATCACGCTCATCTGGACCTCCTAGACTCCAAGCTTCTGTCGCCAGTTCGTGCCGGGCACCAGGCGGGGGACAAAGTGGGTTGCCTGCGCCATCCGGGTCAGCGCCTGCGTCATGGCGTCCACCTGGTCGTCGTTGACTCCGGTCGGGAAGGCCGCAGCCTCCTCGACCAGGTCGCGCACCCAGGGGTCCAGGACCGGGGTCCCGTCGGGGGCGATGCTCCTGGCCGGCAGCCAGACGTTGCCGCCCTCCACCTGATGCGAGACGGCGGCCGCCCGGGCCACCTTCCCGCCCTCGGGCTCGACGGCCACCAGGCCCTGCAGTTCCCGGCGCAGCGTGTCGATGACCGCGCTGCCGTTGGCCTTGTCCTCGACCAGCTTGGTGCGGGCGTCGGGCCAGCGGAAGGACAGCTCCCTCACAGCGTCCAGGGTGCGGGGGAAGTCCCAGCGGCCGCGCACCTGGTCGAGCAGGTAGCGGTCGGCGCCCTTCCGGCCCCAGACCTGGCCCACCACGTAGTCGCTGGAGGCCGTGCCCTTGAATGCGCAGTCCCAGGACTGCAGAACCTCGTCGAATCGCACCGGGGGCCGCGTGTAGTAGCGCCACCAGCCGCGTTGGAAATATCCGCCCTCGTCCACGGTCGGGCGCTGCTGATAGAGCGCCGACCAGGTTCGTTCTCCCACCTCGCGCCGGGTGGTCTGCAGGGCCTCCACGTCGTAGCGCTCGGGCCAGAGGGCCTCGCCGGGCTCCCGGCCCAAGGGGTCTCCATCCTCGGCCAGGGCGGGCAGGTTCAGGACCTCCCAGCCGTCGCCAGACTCCTGGGCGTTGCGCAGGATGCGCCCGGCCAGGTCGTCGTCGTGCCAGCGGGTCATGAGCACCACGACCGAGGCGCCGGGCTCCAGTCGGGTGCGGGCCGTCGTGGTCCACCAATCCCAGACCCGCTCGCGCCAGGTCGCGGAATAGGCGTCCTCGGCGGTCTTGATGGGGTCGTCGATGATGAACAGGTCGGCCCCTCGCCCTGTCAGCGGGCCGCCAGCGCCGGCCGCCACCATGCCCCCGCCGGCCGTCGTATGCCAGCGGTTGGCGGCGGCGGAGTCCTGGGCAATGCGCACTTGGAGGGTGTCGGCGTGCTCCTGGACCGTGTTGCGCACCCGGCGCCCCCAGTCGGCGGCGAAGTCCGCGCCGTAGGTGGCCAGGATGATGCGCCGCTCGGGCCAGGTGTTCAGAAACCAGACCGGCAGCCAGTGGGAGATGAGTTCGCTTTTTCCATGCCGGGGCGGCATCGAGACCAGCAGGCGGCGGATGCGGCCGGTGGCCAGGTCAGTCAGCCGGCGATTGAGGTGGAGAAGATGCCGCGCCGGGTGCCACTTCTGGCCGGACAGCATCCAGGCCAAGCTGGCCGGCGTGCTGAGCCACGCGCTCGAATAGGGTATGGGCGAGGTCTGCTGCACCGGAATCCTCAACGATTTGGCGGGCGGTGTCGTGGGCCATGCGGATCGGGCCGCCGCCGGGGCCAGTGTGCTCGATGCGCTCGGTCAGCATCCTCAGATGCTTCATACGCAGCTCCTGCAGCTTGCCCAGGCCGCGCCAATCACCGTCAGCAGCGGCGGCCCGGCACCACCGCTTCAGGTCGCGGGCGGCCTCCTCGGCCGAGTCGATGAGCTCCCGCTCCAGGGCCGCCTGCGCCTCGGCGATGGCTGCCTGGATGTCGGCGCGCTGCATCAGGCGGAACCCGGCGTTCTTGGCCGAACGTGGCGAGTAGCCAGCGCGCTGGGCCGCAGCGGCCGCGTTGCAGTCCTGGATGTATTCCAGGACGAACCGCCGATGCCGCGGGTCCATCCTCTTGCCGCGCTGCTTCGCCACCTCCACCACCTGCCTTAAATGCCAAGCCCCACAGGCGGGGGAATGGTGCCTGCGGGGCCGGCTTGTCGCCGCCTGTACAGACGGAGACACCCAATGTTAACACGGGCCGTGAAAATCCGTCAAGTATCCCCGCATTGCGGGCAC